CGGCGGAGATGTTCAAGCGTAAGGATGCATGGGATAGGTTGGTTGAGCAGGGGTTCGTAGAGTTCTTGTCAACATCGTTCATCAGGGGCACTACGTTTAACAATGCTATTGTTATTCTAGATGAGAGCCAGAACTGTACGATGCATGAGTTGGACACTATCATTACCCGTATCGGCCACACCAGCAAGTTCTTCTTGTGCGGCGACTATAGGCAGGTGGACTTGAAGAAGCGTGATGATAAGAGTGGGTTGTTAGACTTCCTATCTATCTTGCGTAACATGGGTGAGTTCACTGAGATAGAGTTCGGTATTGACGATATTGTCCGTAGTAGTCTGGTGAAGAATTACATCATCGCCAAGACTAAGTGGGAAGATGCAAGGGATGGATATTAACATGCAGTTCTCTATACAGATGAGGTTAGGTATTGGTATTGATATTGAGAATGCTACCGAAACATGTTACATTGTAGATTCAGAGGATGAGGAAGGAACACGTAGAACTATAATGACAGGCTTTGAGGGGTTAGCTATTAGCCTCCCATTCTTTAAGATATTGTTTGGTGAGTTCCATGAGATAGATGTGTCCTTGTTAGATAACTAGGCAAAAAAAAGCCCCTAAGCACTTTAAATGCTTAGGGGCTTTTTAGTTTATTGAGCTTGCTGAGCAGAAGTTTTAGTAGCTTCCAACAATGATCTTAATCCAACAGGGTCAACACCCGGAGGTTTAACATTACCTGTTAACATCCCAGATATCAGTTGTTGAGTAGCTTTCTTCCTTAACGACTGTTGTAGTTTATCCGCTGTAAAACCACTACCTGCAACTAAAGCGGCAGAGAAAGGTTCAACAAAAGCAGCACCTGCCGTTCCTGCGGTTACCAATTGGCTACGTTGAGGATTGAAACGAGATAGGAGAGTTAATAAAGCATCTTTAGTCCCTGAGTTAGCTACTGCTCTCATAGCCTTAACTTCGTCAGTGTTAAATTGTTTTCTTTTATTTTTGTCAGCAAGTAAGGTAATTAAACCACGTCTTATTAATTCACTTTCAGATGCTTTAGGGTCGTCAGCTTTAATATTAGCAACATCCAAAACATCTTCTAATATTTGCGCTCTAGATGCTATTTTCCATTTATTACGAGAATTCATTAACGTCTTTACCGATTGCTTCACATCCCCTTTACCCGTAATAACATCATTAGGAGTAATGTCTGCTAAATACTTATCTATCGAGTTAGTCAATGTACCAGCTAATGCTCGAGTACGAGGGGACTGAGACATCTTTAACTCATTAGCACCTTGCCTCATTTGCTGTAATGTTGAAAACTTAACACGCTTCTGCCCTACTTGTTTTTCAAAAGCACTTAACAAAACACCTATATCTTTGTGATCTATTAAGTCAGGGTTGTAATTAACAGCTTCTAAATCTTTTCTAGCCTCACTAACCATTGAAAGTGCACTTTGAGGTTTGACAGTAATACCTGCGTTTTCTACTTCCTGAAAGCCTTGTGAGGATTGGTTACGTACATCATTAATAGAAACAGTTTTAGGTACAGGCTGTCCTGTTTTAATAGCCTTCACTGTAGCGCCCCCAGCTATTACTCCAGCCGCCATACCTGCTATGATAGATGCTATAGGGCTTTCGGTTTGTTGGCCTACATTCTCACTAACAACTTGAGCAGTAGGAGCGGCAACACCAGCAGCAGCCGTTTGAGCGCCAACCTGTTGTGTTAGAGGTGCAAGGACTTGAGCGCCAGTAGCTTTAGCCAGAGCAGCTTCAGCACCCACACCCGTCATAGCCCCTACACCTGCCTGTACAGCTCTTTCCATCTGATTCTGAGGCGCAGGTAACCCCGCCCTTGTCATAAGCTGCTGTTGAGCCTCTGATGGTAATGGAAGGTTAGCTCCAAACTGGTTGGCAATAGTAACACCAGCATCCGCAACCATACCCGGTATAGCGGTAACACCTGAAACAGCACCACGAGCCGTTAGACCGACTTGACGACCTATCTCACCTACCATGTTACTTTCTTCAGGCTGTGTTTCTTCAGGAGGACTTACCATAGAAGAAGCAATCTCAGCTAGTTGAGTTGCTGCCGTAGTATCCCCCGCTGCATCAGCATTACGCAGAGCAGTCATTACTTCTTCATATGTGTATTCCATTAATTACCCTTTAGATATTTTTTAATAAGTGTTTGCTGTTCTGCCGTAGGTATAACTTTAACAGTTTCTGGCTTCTCTGACTTTTTACTTTTTAGACTATCTAAATAATTTTGAGCATCTACTTCAGTCCACTCGCCTGTGATAACCTTCAACCACCGGTTATAACTATCTCTTACAGACTCTAAATTCTTACGCAACTGACCGGGAGATTGCCTTTGTTCTAGTGAACCTCTCGCTGCTTGTAATGCTTTATTTTCCATATCAGAAACTTGACCCAACGCACCACCAGTAGGACTATCTTTTCTCATCTGAGTTAGTTCATTAAAACCGATGTTAGCTTTAATAGTTAACAGATTTTGTTCTAAGTCTACTGCTTCTGTTCCGGGTATTTGTTTTAAAGTAGCCCCCACAACGCCAGTAGTATTACCCCCAGTTTGGCTTAAAGCAGTATCAATAGTACCTAGAATGTTATTTGTTTTGTAAGCCTCAGCGGAAGCGCCTTGAACTTTTGCTGTTTCTGATGCCTCTTGTTTTGATTGTAACTGATTTAATTTAAATTGTTCTATTTGAAAACTAAGTTGTTTACTCATTAAGTTTACAGCAGCTATAGCTGTTGGGTCACCACTGGCAGCCTGTACCTGTAAAGTCAATGCTTGTTTAGCATAGGCTTTACGTGCCGCAGGGTCAGTAATTCCAGCTAAATCCATATTCTTTTCTAAAGAACTTTTATTACCTTCAGCCGCTGCTGTTTCTTTATCAATAGCGCCTTGGTAAGCCTTAAAGCCGGGAGTACCTTCTTGATATTTAGATTGCTCGTTTAATAACTTAGCTAGTTTAGTTGAGTCAGGTGTTTTAGGTTGTGTATCAAAATTAAATTTCTGACGCTTCATTACCCTATCCTCTACTTCGTTAGCTTGTTCCCTCAAAGCCTGAGCTTGTTGTGGGAAACCCATATCTGCCAACTGATTAGAAGACGCTCTTATACTCTCAGGGTTTGTTAAGTCCACACCCTGCATTACCCCTTGCAGTTGTTGTTGACGAGCCTCTTCCGGCAATTGCAACCCTAACATGCCAGCACCAGTAGCACCAATGTTAGCACCGGCGTTACTCATCTGCGACACCAGTTGACTTAACAACGGCTGCTGACCCATTTGAGCGCCCGACACCAATAGTGGTTGTAAACGTGCAGCCCTCATATTCTCTGGAGATTGATAATCAAATAAGCCAGCCATTAGTTAACTCCTTTTATACTGTGTTCCATCTCAATACCCTGTACCATAACCATAGCCCGGCATATTTCCGGGAGCTTTAGGTGCTGGTTGGTAAGGCTTAAATGCATTACCTGCATTAGCAAACATACCTGCCATACCTAAGCCAGAAGCTAAGTTAGCATTAGCAGCACCTTGACCACCGGCTAACAATGCTTGACCTTGAGAAGCCCCAGAGACAGCTTGACGACTACCAATATCCGCACCCATCGTTAGTGGTGTCATAGCCAGTTGCTCTAAGCCTGTGGCTGTCTGTAACATACCCTGACCACGGCTGATGTTGCGGTCGATGTCAGCCTGTGCCATCTGCATTGATTGACCAGCTAAGTTCTGATCTGCCATGTTACGAGATACTTGCTGTTGATATTGACCGGGGTTTAAGTAGCCACCACCCATATCTGCTGGGCCACCTGCACCCATTGCCTGTGATGATAACCCCAACCCAATACGCCCCTGTTGCATCTGTTGGTTACGTAAGGCAATATCTTCTGCTTCACGTCCACCAGCCATTAAGCCTTGTTGTTGGTTATAGTAGTTCTGCGCGGCTTGTGTAGGGTCAGCGTTAACCTGCCCCATGAAGTCAGCAGCCCCTCCATACATCTGGTCACGGAAAGCCTGAAGTACAGGGTCAATCTCATAACCTGCTTGATTCTTATTCGTATCAAAGTAACCAGTACCAAACCCTGATGTTATAGAATAAGGTTTAAACTCTGCCGCTGCTGCCGCTTGTTGTCCAGCCGCCGCATTGGCCGCTGCTGCGTCTCTACCTGCGCCTCTTGCTTGACTTGCCCCATACACATTACCTGCCAATGAAGCCCAGTCTGAAGCATTAGTGTTGTCCAATGCGGTTTTACCATAATCTAATGCTGTTTCCCACCATGATGCCATGATATTTCCTTAGTAAGTGCCACCATTGATAGACGCGCCATCAATAGTAGGTATAGTAGCCGTACCAGTGAAGGTAGGAGAAGCTAAATTAGCTTTAGTAGCCGACACGGTTTGTAGCTCAGTAAACTCAGCATCAATCTCCGCACCTTTAACAATCTTTCCTGCATTACCTGTAGGGAGTGAATCCTTAGCGGCGTAGTCTGTGAGTTTTATATAGTTACTCATTTAGTTAATCCTTCCTGTTTTAACAAATATATCTATTCTTTGCACACTTAATTCTTTACCGGCAACGTCTGCCTCAAAACCTATCTGAATTACTTCTCCACTGCCTTGTGCCGGTGCGCTAATCTTATCGACTAATACCCCTGCAACATATTCAGCAATTCCGTACTCAGCAATTCCGTATTCAAATATCTCACCTGCGTTTATAACAAAGGGGTAAGAGAATGAACTACCAAAGTAATCGTAACCTGATTTGATAACAAAAGATTGACCGTTACCACCAATAGCAATTACGTTGACACGCTTCAATATCTTCTTAACCGTTACATCCCCCATATCAATAAAGTTGGAGAAAAACTTCATACGGTAGCTTGTGCCGTTGTCAGAGTAACCAGAATACACGCCGATACCGTTAGCCTTACCTAAGAACACTTCACGATCTCTGGTGCGTAAGAATGCTGTTATCTTGCTACCTAGCCAGTTTGTAACTCTTGATGAACCGTCCTCCAGTGTAGACCGCATATCTAAACAGTAGATAGTCAGTGTAGATGGGAACGAGATGAGGTAGAAGGCGTTGTCTTCAGAATAAACGCTGCGTACCTTTTCTAAGCTGCCAGCACTAGCAATCTCAGCGTTCATAATGTCTAAGAAATCATCCCTTACATTACGTGTTAAGTCCCGCATTGGTAAAGACTTCTCTTGAATCAAACGACCTAGACTGCGGATACCAGTGCCAGACAAGAACAACAAGTCACCACCTGTGCTTTGTAAGCTATCACGAGCCACACAACCAACACCGGCTATAATGTCTGCTAAAACAAAGTTACCTAAAGGGTTATCTGCGCCACTGTAGATAACAATGTTACGTTCGCAGAATATAATTAAAAAGTTGTTATGAACAGCTAGAGCGGTAACAGTGTCTACATTCTTAGGTAGTACAGACGCAATGTTCAGTGTACCGCTAGACCCACCAGCAAAGGCAGGGAAAGTGCTGTCAGCTATGTCTGTTGACCAATACACTGTGTCGCCGTCATGCACCCAGAAGCGACCGAAGGCGGCTATTGCATCTCTAGGGTAGCTAGTACCGAAGCTAGGAGTGTAAGGGCCGCCATGAGCCGTATGAGCGCTCTCACGGTGTAATACAGGTGCGCCACTCTCTCTAGTAAAGATCAAAGGCTCAAAACTATTCTGAACCAACAATGTGTGGTCAAAGATAGTAGCACTCTTCCAGTTGTTAGCCGATATAGCGTAACTACCCGGAGTTATGTCTGTTAGTGTTTTATCCGTCTCTTGTAACAATATCTTGTTGTTGCCGGATACCAAAATATCAGCAGTGTTATCAGCGTTTATATGCTCAAAGATACCCTCGACATACTGACCGCCTAAAACAGATGAACCTGTTACGGTTTGCATTGTCCAGCCTTTACGAGCACCTAATCTACCGTATTTGTCGATGGTGCAGTTATCAGCTACGAGGGCATAGTTGGCAGAAACAGTAACACTACTCTCTTGTGTGTTTAACCCGAAAAACCCGGGAGCTACAATGGAGATAGGTGTTAGTTGTTTCATACGCTATACCAGATAGAATCTTCAGGATGTCGGGCAGCGTCCAGAGCAATCTCGTCAGCCATAGCGCTTTGAGCCATCTGATATGCATTAATACTTTGTTGCCCACCGTCTTCACCACGCTCTTCAATCGCCATTGCGACTGCTAACAATATGATGGGGCGGACAGGAATAACTACCTTGTCTGCATCCGCTGAAAGCTCAGGGTTTCGCTTAGTTATGTTAAAGCGAATCGTGTATACTTTGTCTGGAATAGGGAAGATGTCAACTTGTGAGTCACCATTAGCATCCACACCATTGTAGTTGTAATAGGTTGGTGCGCCTTTGGCTGGAGCATCTGGTAGAAACTGTTGATTAAACCAATTAGAAGTCTGGTAGCGCATCTCAAACTTAGAGGTGTCATTAAATACATCAAGCGTCTTAAAACTATTCTCTGCACCTACCAACACATAGTTAAACGTGTTAGCCGCTGTAGTTAGAGTTAAGGTGTCACGCAGGGCGCTCCAATCGTAAGAAGTCTCTATCTGTGCTTTAGCCTCATTAACATAGTCACCTATGAGACGGGTGTAGGAGTTAATGTTACCAGTCCCTTGAACTGTAGTAGCCTCATTTTCCCGTAAGCGCCGTAGCACCTTATTTACAATATCTAAATAGGTCATTGTTTGTTTCCTTTGTTGCTATTATACCACAGTTGTGCTAAAATGTCAAGCATTATTCGTTGCCAAAAAAGGCTATAGGGGTTTCTTTATATAGGTCAAACGAGGCAATAACAGAAGGCTCTGAACCGGCTTCTGAGTTAAAGTGTAAAGAGTCTCCTGCTTGCATAACCAAACTATCTGTGTATTGGATATAACTATTAGGCGCTACGATAGCTTCAGTAACAATATATACCTTATGTGTAATATCGTGAGCGTGTTGCCAATAGATTGTAAAGTGCTTGTTGTTTCCGGTAGCATTACTAATAAACAAAGTGCTTACGTTTGCTTTATAACCAGCAGGGACAGTTAAGATGGTTGTAAGAGTTGTCGCTACAGGGTTAAGTCCAATTGAGTGTTTCATTACATACCTCCGGGAGAACTAGGGCCAAAGCCGCCACCGCCAGCGTCACTTCCACTAAAGCCACCCATTGGCCCTATTGGTGTGCTAGGGCTAAAGCTCATATTGACTGGAGACGTAACTGCACCCATTGGCGTTGATGTTGTTTCTCCCATTTGAGGTGTACCGCTGCCGTCACTGTGTGCGTTTAGTGCTGGATTAGTAAGCTGTTCAAACAAGGTATGTGGGTTGTTAAAAACACTATTGGGGTTTTGAGAAGCAGCATAAAGAGACAAGCCTATTGATACTGGAGTAGGTACAGCATTTGTTATTGCGTCAAAAACACTAAGTACATTATTTATTTGGTCTATATCAACAAAGGCATTAGGGTCTGTAGGGGTCGTTTCTATAGGGTTTTCACCTCCACCTGAATCACCACTAAGCATACCTGTTGTAGTAGGAAGACCTAACAATTTGTATAATGTTTTCTCATCTTCCACCCTTGTAGCAATGCCAGCATCTATAGAATCTGGACGCTTAAACTGGTTGTTATAGTAGTCGCTGGTTAACGCTTGAGTATAGAAATTATTGGTAGGAGCTGAAGCCCCTGTAAACATGTTGCCTTTGGGGTTCGGAGTGCCTAACAACTCTTGAATGAAATTATCAAAGGGTGAGTTCATATGTTATCCAGTCATTTCTTAGGTGGTTTCTTGTTTCTTGTCTTACGCATGTTGCGTACTGGTAAATCTCGCATTAGAATTGTCCTTTAGTGTATATTGCCCAAGCTAACCCTACAACAGCAAACAAACCAGTTGATACCAGTAAGACAGCCAAGGTGATGTTAACTGCATCTGTAACCTTCTGTTTAAATCGTAAGTGAGTTATCTTAACAAGCGCCGCCGCCTTCTCTCTACCCTTACGTGCCTCTACTTGGAATTGTAACCATTCGTCCCACATTCCCGGAGCACCTTGATATATGAATAACTCTTTTAACTCTTGTTCTTGTGTCTTCAATGTAGCTAAGGCCATAAATTCCTCTAAGTCGCTACTGTTACCCTTAGCCTTCAAGTCTTGTTGTAACTTAGCCTTACTGTTAAAATAACCTATTACTTGCGAACCCGCCGCCATAAAGTCACCTCCATTGCTAATTGTTTCCTTAATAACAGCGAAGGCTGCGTTGGCTATGGCGAGTTCAGCAATCATTATTTCATCCTATATTCACTAATCATAAAAGAGAAAGCTGTAACAATACCTGCAATCCATAACATAGGCTTCGCTGCTGATGCTAACCACCCTAAGACAGTGAAGGCTCCTTGGGCTGCATTGAATGCCGCCACCACCTCTTTACTATCTTCTACTAGGTTATCCACCTTGGTTTCGACCGCTAACAATCTATCGTAAATCTCTTTGTGAGTTCTTTCAGTCATACGTGGTTTCCAGAAGGGTCAAAAGGGTCTAACAAAGGTTCAAACCACACCGCTACAGCTTTACGCCAACCAGTGCTTGTGTTATTATGTCTTTTTAGCCTTGCCGTTACTGTTAACTCTCTGGGTAACTCGAACAACAAAGGTGTTAAAACAAGTATGTTAATGATGCAATCTAAAAGCCACCCCAACATCAGCACAGGGTAGCCCAAGGTCAGCGCCAAAGGACTAAGTAGTCCAGCATCCTTAACCCTCTTTAAGTTCATCACTGCAAGGTAGAACACCCAGAGAATGTAGAAGCCAAGGGCGCTAGATGCAATGTAATAACCTAAGAGGGTAAGATAAGTCAT